ATGATACTATCACTCAATTTATTTTCATTTAACCATTTTACAATAGTTTTTGACTTTCCATCTAGTTCTGCAAGCTGCTGACCTGAAGTCCTTGCAAGCTCTCGAAAAACGTCATAGTAAGCGACATAATCTTCCAAGTTTAACAAGTCTATCAAAAACTTTTTTCTATTAGCGTCTGTTGCTGTTAAAAACTGCAAAGATGCATTTGTATTTTGATAAACAAGTTGGGTAAATGTTTTAAAGTCCAGACCCAATATCTGCTCGACTGTTTTATATGTGTTAGTTGCAGTATGACTACTAATATCTTCGTCACCTTCAAATAACTTAACTTTTATACTACCTCTACTTCTGCGTACATCTATCTCATAGTTTGTATCTTCTACAGCAAAAGTAAGGTTTATATTATATCCTGCATTTACAAATCTATTTTGTATATCCGCTTTTTTGATACCTTTACTATTCTTGTTGTATAAGGCTTCTTCGATAATAAGTGGAATGGAAGACTTGCCCATGCCATTGGTACCCACCAATTGAGTGAGAGTACTATTGTTAAGATTAATATTGTTGTCTTTTCCATAGCTAAAGCAGTTATCCCACTTCAGCGTTTTTAGAGTTATCATGAAATATTCCTAAAATGTTTGTTACTGTTTCTTCCTTTAATTCCAGAATATAACTTAGATATTCTGCTAGCTCGTCTTCCATAGACATATCTGCGTCTAATATAAGAGTTGCTTCTGTTTTTCTTTTGACTACTTTTTTATCTAGTAGTTCTGAGTTCTTTATAAGTGAAAGATCGGCGACATCCCCCTCTAGCTCATAGATCGTATAGTCGTATGTAGTTGGGATCATGGCGTTCGGGTCTGTCACCGTCTTTCGTATTAACTGGGGTAGTTTGAACTCTTTCCACTCCCACTCCCAACTATCTTCATCAATTAATAAATATCCTGTTTGCACTTTTGTTCTGTGAAACTGGGTAGACATCGGACTACCTGGATATACAATATTTAATTGAGTATTAGAGTGACTATGTAAATCTCCTGCAAACACAATCGGAAACTGTGCTAACTTATTCAAGTCTATTTCAGGAGATACATGAGGTGGTATAGAACCTCTCACATGAGTGAATAGAGGTTTTCTTATATCTAAGTCCAATACTGGATTCCATTTTCTATGTAAATAACAATACGGTAATATAGTGTATTGTTCTGTTACTGTTATTTCATCAATGACAGTAACTAAAGGGTTTAATCTTTGAGTCGCAGATTTTAATTGAGTAAAGAATGTTTTATTCTTTTTAGTAGCTTCGTGGTTTCCATCAAAAATAATTGTTGGAATTGTAACTCCACTAATAAAGTCGAAATATAACTCTAACTCAGGCATTGAAGGGAGTCTATCAAATAAGTCTCCCCCAATGATATGCAGATCAACATCTTTCTCAAGCTCTTTAATCTGATCAAAAAACTCACGATATCTGTTTGTAGCCCATTCTACGGGTACATTCTTTTGTCCTAGTTTTATATGCCAATCTGCTGTAAATAAAATCATGCTACGAAATCATCTCCTAGTTGCCAACTGCAACCTGTTAAACCGCCCGCTTGAAGTGCCGCAAGAGTTCTTTTTATCTCTTTTGCACTTCTGCCTGTATCTAATGCATTTATTGATACATGCTGCACTATATTATTCGGGTCTATAATATAGGTTGCTCTATAATGAACACCTTCTTCTTCACTTACTATTCCTAGTTCATAGCCTAAGGCCATGCCTGAATCTGCTGCAAGTGTGTGATCTATATCTCTGATAAGGTCACTATCTTGTTTCCAAGCAAGTTTGCAAAACTCATTGTCTCCACTCACTCCGATTATTTGAGCAGCACTTGATAGTTCATCAAAAGCTGCAATCTCTGTAGGACATATAAATGTAAAGTCTTTTGGATAAAAGTATACTATAGTCCACTCAGAATCAATATCGTTTTGAGTTATTGAGCCTAATGAATTATCGCTTTCGCAAGTGTTCATTTTAAACTCAGGAAACTCTTGTCCTACAACTACCATTTTTGTTCTCCATCTGAAAATTCAGAGGCAACTTCTGCATCAGGAGACTCATTGCTACCTGATCTAACTCTATCAAGAAGTTCTTTTTGAGCATCTGCGCTTGGTCTAGGAAGTACTTCATCCATAGACTTCAAGCCTTCTATCAACTCTTTTTCCGACTCATCTAATGCTCTAGTTTTACATCTAAGTACTTGTAGTTGGTACTCGACGTTGAAAGCCATTGGTCCAGTCTTAACTCTTTTAAAGTGAACGTCCCATCCTGTTTCAGGATCTGTAGGGTCGCCGAGGTCTTCAGCAGCAAGCATTACTTGCTCCAGTAGTTTTTTCTTTAAGTTGAGGACTTTGACTTGACTATCTTTTGGGTCAATACATTGTATTGCATATGACCAACCACATTTCATTTCTGGGTGGTAGTCTTTTACCCAATCTTTTTCTTTGTTGTCAAAAGATTCTGTAGAACGATTGAAGGAAAGACACTCCATAGGAATGTTCTTTGCGTTCTCACCTTTTATCCAATATACGTATCTAGGAAGGATATCTCCTACCATTCTTACGACGTTATCACCGTCTTGATATTGAAACTGATTTATGGAAGACTTTTTAGCCTTACCTTCTAATTGTGCAAATTTTAATGCCATTTTTATTTCTCCTTTTGTGACTTCTCATACTGAAAATAAACTTTATCATCTTCAACTTTGAGTAGCCTATTCATTTTAATTATGTTCTGCACGGCTTTGGGAAGCTGTGCTAGTTCTATAGTTAATTTATTTGTTGTTAAATATTCGTTATAACTTCTATAAGATGCTACGGCAATGTATTCAGCCCATTCTGAGTCAGAAGCAGACTTACGATGCTTGTAGATAAACTCAGGATTAAGTAAAAAACTGTCACCTGAATAATCTTTTCCGTAAAATTTAAAGAGTCTGTCACGCTTGCTTGTAGGTGGGTACTCATAAGTAATGTACCACACTATAAGTAAGATGTCTGAAACCTTATTATTACTGTCTTTAGCGATCTTTTTCCAATTATATCGTATCATATATTATACTAAAAAATTCAACTCCTGTCAAGAAGTATTTTTTCATAGGTCATTTACCTCGTACCCTTGCTTCATGTAGTAGCCTCGTCTATTGTTCGCCTGTTTCCGTGCCGTTTTACCTACTAAATTTATATCCACTACAACAGGCTGGGACTTGTCCTCTTGTATTCTAATAATACGTCCTATTAGCTGAGTGAGTAGAGGTTCATTATTTACAGGAGTTGCCAAAACAAGACAACTTAAGCAATCAAGTGATACACCTTCTGAAAATATAGATTGTGTACCATATAAAATATTTTTATCATGCCAAAGTTGTTTCATCATCTCGGGGCGTTCTTCATGAGGTACATCTCCTGTAATTGATAGAGCCTCATCTCCGCTCAGTTTAGCACAAGTTTTTAGAAACTCTACTCGGTCTGAGACAACCAAAACTTTATGACCCTTAGCTGCATAGGCACTTGCTATCATAGCAACTGAATGAACATACTCCTCTTGATAAGAGAGGTGTGTTACTTTTGTTGCCCATGGGATATTCTGCCCATCCATAAATCTTACGTCTGAGGCTATGATATCCACTTTAGGGGTCATATAGTTTTCCTTTGGTGGCTTATGTACTGTCTGTCCAAAGTAATCTCTGAACACTACATGTTTACCATCTTTTCTTTCAATCGTACCTGAGAGTCCAATCTTATATCTTGCTTTATTTTTATCTACAATTTTAGCAAAAGTCGGACTGCTTACATGATGCATTTCATCTAGTATCACAGTTCCAAATTTATCGGAAATGTCAGAGACTCTACGGTATAGAGACTGAACACTACCGATTACGATAGGACTATCTATATTGAACTTACCACCACCTATGATGCCTGCTTCAATTCCAAAAACTTTTTGTGTTTCTGTTTGCCATTGCTTTAGTAGAGCTAAAGTATGTACAACAACTAAAGTTTTTTGACTTAAGTTTGACGCGATTGCTAAGGCAGTAAATGTCTTACCCCAGCTTACCCACGCGTTTATTATACAGCTTTCGTCTACTCTATCAAAAACTTCTTGCTGGCTTTGTCGTAACTCGAACTTAAATTTAGGAAATTCTATCCGTTTAGTTACTCTCTTATCAACTATCTCATAGTCTTTTGGAATTAAATCTTCTCTACCACTTGGTAACGTTATTAAATCTTTTCGAACAATCCCCATGTTCTTAATTGTTGTAGGGGGATCACGCGGGTCATAGTTAGGTATTGTGTATGTAAGTGTACTATCAATAGCTGACTGCTGACTTGGAGTCGCGTTCATATAGATTCTATTACTTAGTACTGCTTTCATATCTTTCTCCTTGTCGGATTTTTCTTTTGTTCAAGAAAGTCGTAGATAACCCATGGTAAACCGTTTAGGTATAGCACTTGTGCCCACGACTCGGTACTCTTTGGAGGACGTTTTTCTAGAAAAGAAAAGTTAATGTCTTTTAGCCAAATCGTAGATGATTGTTTATTATCTTCTACACTTCGAATCTTGTGACATATTAACTGTGTAAATGTTGATTTTTCATAATGAAAGTATCTTCCCGAAGTATCAACATAGTTTTTTCCTCTATGTTTTATTAGCCCCACTATATTATCAATTTGAAACTTAAGTGGGAATAAATTTTTTAAAGGTGTCCTCAACCTTCTCTGCCCAATAGTATCCCCAGTTTGGTTTAAATCATCAAGCACTTGGTCTTCAATGAAGACTATGCCATCCTGTTCCCAGACATTGTCTGAGTTTAATACATAAACTGGGTACACTAAATCAAGCCTAACCATATAGTTTAGTATACTTACCAAAACTATAGTCTTCACCTACATCATAGTCACAGCCAACAGGAGCGCCATTTATATAAACGCCTCTATCCATCTGCACAAACTCTGTCAGTTTCTTACTATATGCGTCAATCTCATGATGTGGGCACTCGGCAAGAATAGAGTCATGTACTAAAGCGAAGATTCTACTTTTTAGTCCGTTTTCTTTTATATAGTTATTCATATCTATTGCGGCAAGCAAGTTCATATCTGATGATACGGATTGAACTAAGAAGTTTATACCACTTCTTACTTCATGACTTGCAATACCTTTATCAGCACTTCTCACATTTTCAAGTCTACGCTTTCTACCAAAAGTAGAGTATAAGTATGCGTTAGCTTCAATAAACTCTTTCTGCTCTTCTAACCAATGTTTTAATCTGCTGAACTGATCAAAGTATTGGCTAATAACTCTCTGCGCATCTTGCACCGAAAAGTTAGACCCTGAGTCTTTTGTTACTTGTTGTGATATCTTATTCGGCCCTGCTCCATACATAATACCGAAAGTAACAGCTTTAGCAGCTTGTCTCTCGAATGTATATAGCTCAGCAACTTCATCGACCTCACAGGGTAGTCTAAATACTAACTTTGCAATTGAACTATGAAAGTTACCACCAGACTTGAATACTTCACTTAGATTTTTATCACCAGATAGGGCAGCTGCTACATATACCTCTGCAGTTGTTAAATCCATTGCAACTATCTGATTACCTTCTTTTGCTTTGATGCAACCTTTGACAATCGGATTGTCACGAGGTATCTGTTGCATATTCAATTTACCACTTGAAGATAGCCTACCTGATGTTGTAGAGTGTATATTAAAGTTTGTTCTTAATCTACTATCTCTATCAAGTTGTGGTATAATTTTATCTAAATAAGTATTCTTAATCTTAGACTTCTGACGAATATCTAATATTA